AGGAAGTAGTAAGAACAGGGAACCAATCAGTAAAGAAATTGAACGAAAATTCCATTGCTTTGTTTGAAAGATTCCTAAATACCCTGTAAACCTATAATTTATAAATAATATACACAGAAAGTATAGACTCAAACACGAGGAGAAAAAAATGGCTAATGAACTAGAAAGTTCGAATAACGAAGAAATCGAAGCTGTGGCCGAAGAGCAAGTAGAACTTGACGAGTTTAAGGCCAGCGGTGAGAATTCGGCTATTGCTGATCCTGTGGTTAAAGGAAGCAACAAAAGACCTGCAGATAAAACTCCAGGTTTTACAGCACCTAACCCAGGTGGCGCACAAGAAAAATCCGGCTCAGAGTCAAAAGGTGAAGATTTAATATCTTCTAAATCAGGTAAACAAGCACCTAAGCGTAAAGCTGATAAAGCAGCAGGCGAAGGAATGGTAGGCGGTCCATCAGGTTCTGGTGAATCTGTCACACCTGGTCAAGGAAGTAAAGAAATGGCACCTGGTCACTCAGGCGGAGTAAAAGAAGATATCGACGCAATCTTTGGAGAGGATCTCGACGAAGAATTAAGAGAAAAAGCAGAAACAGTTTTCGAAGCTGCAGTCAATGCAAAACTATCTGAAATGAATGCAGAATATTCTGACGCATTCAATTCACAATTAGCAGAAGCTAAAGAAGAAATTGCAGAAGACATGACAGCTAAAGTAGATGAATATATCAACTACCTTAGTGAACAGTGGATGGAAGAGAATCAAGTTGCTATAGAGAGCTCTCTTAAAGTAGAGGTAGCAGAATCTTTTATGAATGGCTTAAGAGGCTTAATGGAAGCACACAATGTAGTGATCCCAGAAGAAGCTGACTCAGACATTCTAACCGATCTTCAAAACAGAATCGAAGAATTAGAAGGAAATCTTGAAGAAGAAACAGCTTCTAAGATTTCATTGAGCTCAGAATTAGTTGAAGCTCAAGTACAAAACATTTTTGCTGAAGCATCTGATGGTTTAGCAGAAACACAGATTGAAAAACTCCGTGCTCTATCGGAAGGACTAGATTATGATAACGTCGACGATTTCGAATCAAAACTAAACACTTTGAAGGAATCATATTTCGACAACAAGGCGGCTAGTGTCTCAACTGATGTTGAAGACCAAGATCCAATTGATTTAGATGAGGAAACTCAACCTAAGTTAAGTGGACCTATAGCCAATTATGCAGACGCTATATCGCGAACTGTTAGAAAATAACGTTAGGTAAAATAAGGAGCTATCATGCAATACCAATACGAAGAACTACAGTCCAAATGGCAGCCGATAATTGAGCACGCTGACTTACCTGAAATTTCAGACAGTCACAAGAAATCAGTTACAGCGGTATGTTTGGAAAACACTGAGAAGTCTTTGAAAGAAGAGCAAGGTTTCGGCCCTGCATCTTTATTAGAGGCTGCTCCAACTAATGCTACTGGTTCAAACGTAGACAACTACGATCCAGTATTGATTAGTCTCGTACGTAGAGCAATGCCTAATTTAGTAGCATACGACCTAGTTGGCGTTCAGCCAATGACTGGTCCTACTGGCTTAATATTTGCTATGAGAAGCAGATATACAAACCAGACTGGTACTGAGGCATTCTATAACGAAGCTAACACAGAGCATTCAACTGTAGTCGCAGGTTCTGGTAACAACACCTTAGGACAATCACAAGATGGTACTCAACCTTCAGGAAACAGTACTTCTTATAACTTTGCCGAAGGTATGTCAATTGCTCAAGCAGAGGCTTTAGGCTCAAGTGGAAACACTGCATTTGCTGAAATGGCTTTCTCAATCGAGAAAATCGCCGTTACAGCTAAATCAAGAGCTCTAAAAGCTGAATACTCAATGGAACTAGCACAAGACTTAAAAGCAATTCATGGTCTTGATGCAGAGACAGAATTAGCAAACATTTTATCTACTGAAATCTTAGCAGAGATCAACAGAGAGATAGTCAGAACAGTTAACTTAGTTGCTGTTACTGGTGCTCAACAAAATACTAGCTCAGCTGGTACTTTTGATCTTGACATAGATTCAAACGGTAGATGGATGGTTGAGAAATTCAAAGGTCTTATGTTCCAAATTGAAAGGGAAGCTAACGAGATCGCAAGAGGAACAAGAAGAGGAAAAGGAAACATAATGTTATGTTCATCCGACGTCGCTTCTGCTCTTCAAATGGCTGGTGTATTAGATTACACTCCAGCTTTAAACTCTAAC